ACCACCAGGTCTTCGTATGTGTCAACAGTAACATCGTATAAGTTTAAAAGTTCGTTTGGTATTTCATCTACTAAATTTAGATTATTAAAATCTATCGTATCAGAAAATGCTTCTTTAGACAGAACCGTATTGATGTTTGTTACTACTGTTTCAAGAATAGATAATCTATCAATAAACATACTTTGTCTTGGTCTTATCTCTAGACCATATTTCTGTTTAGCTGGTAATTTAGGATCAGGCACTCTGTTACCTGCTAAATCTTGTCCTACAAGGCTGTCTATCCATTTTGCTTCTAATTTTTCATTAGGAAGGCTATCCGCTACCCCTTCAGTTAACAATAGATATTCATTATGAATAGGATTTAGTTTGATGTCATTCTTGGTATATTGTATGTTAATCGATGCAGCATCCACTGATAATATCGAATGCACATTATGGAATAAGAATTTATCTGCATCAATTATTGATATAAATGCTATTCCTGTGCCGCCTGGATTATTGATATAAGATGCTACATTGGCTGCAGAAATTCTGCGACCTATTTTATTTTCAGGAACTGTAGTTTTGTTCTTAACCCAATAATAATATAATGTGCCTGATAATTGTCCCGTGCTTTCATTATATAATTCTTTAATGGCATAAACATCATTGTTAGGATATAACGGTTGGCCAGAAATACCTTCAGCCACTCCTTCATTAGTATCTGCCACTGCTGACCATTCGCTAGGTAATAGTACAGATTCTACCCACTCATAAACATCGATGCTGGCACCTTCTGACAAAGTATTCCAGTTTCCTGTTCTGTAGCTTACATCGCCTTGCTCATAATACAACCATTTAGCCTTAGAAATATCCCACCATAATTCGCCAACATGCGGCTCTTTCCATGCCTGTGTTGAATCTACAATTGATTCGTCTGTACCTATGGAATATACCGCAGGGTCGTATGGTGTTTTAAATTTAAGTTCTTGTTCTGCTGAATTTAAAACTTTTAATTTAGCATGATCAACATAATCTAAATCTTGTATTTTAACATTGTTAACATCATCATACATTGCAATACTTTTAATTTTTGAAATATCAACTACCGGTAATCTCTTAGCTAGAACTTCCCAAGATTCAAGAGCTGTATCTTTCTTAAATAGTCTTGCCATACCAACTTTAGGACCAGTAAAGGAAAAGGCAGCATCTACTAGAACTGGTTCTTGATAATCGGGCGATCCTACTAATATTACAGATGTCGTAGCATCAACACTATAACCAAAACTCTCGTAAGGTGATAATTCTGTTTCTAATTTTTCTGTTAAGAAATATGTGTCGTTTTTATTCTCAAATACATATACACCGCCAGCATATCCTTTTATCTCTGAGAATCGAGTTTTACCTTGATCAAATGTTGTGCCTAACACTGTGTCAAATCTTGTTAGATAGACAAACGGACTATTTTTAGCACCAATAACAATTTTTTCTGCATTTGCACTGATACTTACACTTTGACCAAAATATTCATTGGGGAATCTTTCAAAACTTTCTAATTTTTGTTTTAGTCTGTATTGTGGGTCAGCAAATCCGTCAGTGCGGAATATATAAGCACTTCCTTGATTTTGTAAATTAATATCTGATCGAGGACTTGAAACAACTAAAGTTGCCCCAGAATAGTCAATATCTAACGACCAGCCAAATTGATCTCCAGAATTGATCACAGTATTTCCAGAATCTAGATCATTAACTTCTGGTAACGAGTCAGCATTAATAGTTTGTTTAAGCTCGTATATTCCGTATGTTGAGCGTTGATAGATATAAATCTTACCTGATGGTAATGATGAACTATCACCGATATTAATCCAAGGTATTCCTGCATCTGGAAGCTCGTTGTAACTTCTAGTTGTTGAATCAGTAGGTTCACCAAATCTTTGATCTAATCGATAGTAAGAATACATCCTATCTTCTTGAGAATCAAATCCAGGAGTAACATATGAAGGATCAACATATCTAACAACATCACCTTCAACATATTCAATATCTGGTCTCCAGATACCTCTATATTTTGCAAAATATTGAGAATCACTATTAGGAGAACCAACAACAAGAATACTACCATCTCGACTCATGGTCAAACTATGTCCAAACTCGTCACCTTGTTTTATTAATTCTGCTAATTGGGTAGGGCTTAATAGTCCCATGGCCAATGTTGATCCGTCATCATTTAATGAAATATTTTGTGGTAGTGAGCATTGTGTAGAAATAGGATCTAGTTTCTTCCAATCAACAGAATCGATGCTTAATGTACTACCATCGGCAAAATTATCTGCTTGTGCTTCCCATAATGCTGAATCCCACCATACTACAGATCCTTGTGGATAGTATGTTGTTCCAGATGGACTGTATGTTCCTGTTACAGGGTTATATGTTCCAACCGGCGCATACACACCTCTATAATTTTGATTTTCTAAATGTTTCCATTCTGTACCATCATAAACATATAGATACACCCTACCGCGATTTTCTAATGATCCTTTTGCGGATACTGCCATATAGTATGTTGTACCATTAACACCTATTGTTATATCAGAACCAAACTGTTCATTGTTATGTGGTCTCGGGCTAACAAATGAATTTTTAATTTCCCATTGTTGGTTCGACCATTCGTATATAGAAATCATACCTTGGCTTGTTTCACCAACACTGCGTCCGGAAGAATAAGCAGGTATTGAAACAGCTGGTTCCCAGTCTTCTGTATAGACATTTACAGTACTACCGTCACCGACTGTATCTTTTACTGCTTTCCATAATTTGCCAGCATATAAAACAATATCACCAACAAGATAACTGCGAATTGGGCTGTAGTCACCTTGATAATCACTCTTAACTCCGCTTGCTCCAGGAGCACCAACTATTAAAAATCTGCTGTCCGGACTTATTGCGATTGCAGATCCAAACGAACCAATAACAGTCGATTCAAGACCAGGCTCGGGTGCAATAATTTGTCTTAATGATAATCCTGCGGTTACTTCTAGATATGCCATTACATACCCGGATCCTGGGATTCCTACTAATGCCTGTTTGAGTTTGTCATTGTAAACTACTTTTGTTCCTGTATATAACGGTGCCGATGTTCCGTATTCTACAATATTTTTTCCGGAATATTGTTTTTTCTTTTTAATTACTTCCCAAAGATCTGATCCGTTATTGTCAATATACATTCTAGATCCGTTCGGTAATAATGCTGATTCCTGAGGATCGAGTGCATCATATGATGCGAATCTTGTCGCCGTAAACAAATGAATATTTGTAACGGTGCTGTCGTCTAATTGAGGATCTTGCGTTGTTGATTCAATTTCAACTGTTACTGTTTCTAATCCAGCCGCTGTTATCTTAAAGAATCCTGTTAAATTTAATACATTCTTAATACCAATAATATCGTCTACAACAAGATCGTGTCTTCTGTTAAGTGTTATGACCACCTCTGTTCCAGATCTTGCAAGACTTACAATACTTAATACAGGTGATTCATTTAATCTCAAAACATTCCATGTAAATGAATCAAATGTTATCCATACGTGATCATTTTCGTAAAATTTGGAAATATCTAGATTTAAAATATCGTCTCTAGTTTTTACAATAAATTCAACCTGATCAAGTTTAACATATCCTGCTGTTTTACTTGGTTCTGCATCAACTGATGTTGGATTTATATCAACATCATACGGAATAGGTTTGATTGTAAACCCTGCTTCATTGATTCTATAATATTGATCGCTGACAACATTTGAGATAGTTGTAGAAATTAATACTGGTTGGGGATTCAATTGGAATTGATCTTTTTCAACTGTAAATTCAATCTCTCTCAGTTGATCAACCCCACCAAGCCTACCAACTTGGAATGCCCATTCTTCTTTTAAAACAATGGCTGCATCACCTGCACGACTGAGTTTGTTAAAAACTTTAGTAATAGCATTGTTGGTACCTTTCTCGCGAACAAATCCTTGATATAATTGATATTGAGTTACTGCATCTTCAGAAAGATTTTCTAGATACGGTCTTGCTTGATATCCTGTTGCATGTCGAGACAATGCTGTTGTTGTTACTCCAATTCCATCTGAAGTAATATCATAATAATCTTCGACTAGATTAATCCTGTAATCAAAGTTAGGAACTAATCGTTTTGATGGCGTTGAATCTAATTTGGTCCATTTGGTATCATCAAATTCTTGTGTGCCTAATTGATTTTGTAAACTGGTCCAATTGTAACTTCTATAAGATACAATATCACCTAAGCGATAGTCAGTAAACGGTTGCCATACTTGTATGTTTACATTGTCAAATAAGAAGCCAGGGCTAGTGTAGTCACCGTCCCAATCTGTAGTGCGGAATCCTACTGATTTGATACGGTCTTGTCTGTATCCTGTTGGTTTGTCATAGATAACATCATTGAACACTGTAATATCATCAAATACTGTAATATGTTCTTTTAAAACATAATAAAGTTTTATGAAATAGATACCTTCTTCGGTGTTTGTAGTTTGAATAGTAATATTTTGAAAGGTTCTATTAACATTAATATTTGCAATTGACAATGGTTTGCCATCATCTTTGAGGACTTGATAATCGTAAAAGCCATCAATAATATTTTCTGCCACACCAACTGTAACAGATGCATTAATTTTTTCTGCTGCTGGACTTAAAGCTATAATCGATCCTATAGCCCAATTATGCTTGGTCCAATACATAAATTCTTTACAACTTGTAGTCCAGTCTTGGCTTACTTGGTTTTCTGTATCATAATTATCAAAAATAAATCCTTGGTCTTTAAGGTATTCTTCATATCCTAAAAGAAAATCAACTACCTGTTGTATCGTTGTTAGTTTAGAACCGTAACTTAATTTTTTAATTCGTATCTTGTTAAATTCTCTTCTTTTCAATGCTTCTACAGCACCTGTTACTGGTAGCTTAGGTAGTTTCTTCCAGTTGGCTAAAACAAACTGTGTTGAGCTTTCGTGTGTTATATTTGCTCTGTAAAAATCATTTTTATATAGAACTATCTGGCCATTTGAATATCTATAATCGGATTCCCAATTAACAAAATTTTCACTTACGCCGCCGACTGATATTAAAGGATCCCCTTGACTAACTAATGGTTCATAATATCCAAAATATGGTAATACATCATCATATCCGTTGAGTATCCATCCGCCTTCTGTTTTTTCTAGCAATACCCCACTATAGGTTAAAATCTTAACAGGAGAGCTGACATTGAATACAATATCGTAATTCTCGGGAGGAATAAAAATTCCACTAGTTGCTGATTGAGGACTCTTAGTATCTAATAGATATTTTTGTTGTTCTTTATCTACAAATCCACTTAATCTTGTAGACATCTGAACTGATAGATTTTTAATATTATTAGACAGAATATCTAATGATAAATTTTTAGATTTAACATAGCTGACTAGATAATTTACTAAACCTGCTGCTTGCGTTCCTGCTGTTTCAGGAACAATAAGATCTTCAAGAGTAACAAATGTTCCCGTGGTTTTATTAATAGTTTGATTTAATTTATTTTTTCTAGTTGTAGATCTGTCAAAACTATTAGCGATAAAATCAAATGGTTTTAACAGACACATTGCGATAGCTATAGCAAAAGGCCATTCAGAACTTGATCGCCAAGCATATTCAACCGGTGATACATCACCCAATGTAAATGATCCTCGATTATTCAATAAAACAAAATCTCTAGCTAGTCCAGAATCTAACGGACTTAATAATTTACCGTCACCGTCGACCGGTAAATGACTCATCAATGATGAACGTTTATATCTGTCATACCGACCTGCTCTTGTTCCTTGACGGATAACTCCATCACGCAAATCTTCCCATAAGATTAGATTGTTGCTGGTATAAGGTGCAGCACCGTATTGTGCTTCCCACCATGTTGGTTGTTCTGAGAAGCCTAACATTTCCCATGGGCAACGATGTGGGCGATCTGTGTCATAGAACCATTTGTATACACCTCTCCACCATCCTGGCAAGTTTTGTGTGCCGGTTGGGTCTGACATATTAGTATAGGTGTATGTGAAAGGTTCATACTCTATAAAATATTCATTTAAGGTATAATTAATATTTGTATTTTGAACCCATTTTAAAAATTCTGGATTAATTACATCATTTAATTCTTCTCTGTTGAATAGAGCATTACCGTAATATCCGCCAATAGTTGCGTCGATATCAAATACCTTAGCATTATATTCTGTCTTGATATTATTGTAAATTCTATATTCTAATTCCAACAACAGATCATCACGGAAGTCACCATAGGCAATAGTGATGCTACCATCGTGTCCTTGGATGACTTCCTTAGGTTCGCGATATGTATCATCAACGAATTTCATCGGAGTATACTTTTTATACAATCCCAAAGTTGATGGGGTTGATGGAATATTACACGATGCTGTTGAAACATATTCTCTAATATCTACTAGATCGTTTTCATTTAATGATTTGAGAATAGTTACAAAGCCAAATGTTCCATTAAATTCGTAATCTTTTCCGTGTAATAATTGTGTTCCATTTATATAGACATATACTGCACGTCGACTTAATTCAGTTAATACAAATCTTGTTGATAATGCAAATATTTTAATTCCAGTATCTTCAACAGTATAATTAATAGATGTATATGCTCCACTACCAACCATATCGCTGTCGGCGAAAGGACTATTAATATTCTTCGTTCTACTTAAATTAGAAATAATATCATCAACAAAGTTTGGAATATTTTCGTTATACGGTAATTCTATAGCTTTTGCTACAAAGTTATTTTTAAAATCTGTGTATGATTTTTTAGAATATTGTAATGCTTTAACAATATTAGTTGTTTTATCACATAGCAATGCAATCGCTAATGGTGTAATTCCAGAATGATGTAGATAACGAGTACTATATGTATTCCACGGTTGGCCAAATTCGTCGAAAGGAATATCACGGAGGTCGTTAAGACCGGGAACAACCCCTGACCACAATGTGTTAAAATCTAATCCGGAATTTAAATGGTCAGCTGCTTGACCTAGTGTCCATTGTGCCACCGGTGCATTTAATGGATTCTTTTCTAATCCTAACGGTATCTGATAGTAACCAGATTTTGGTTCTACGTTGGCAACTACCTTTATGGTTATGATGTCATTTTCTTTAAATGTTCTTTCAGTAAAGGTAAATGTTCCGCGAGTCCTGACATAGGGTCCTTTGTAAATACCTCCGTTTACATAGAATCTAATTGCAAACTCATCATCGTTCGGAAGAAGAGTCCAATCAACAGTATCAATAGTAAATGTATTTGTCGTCGATGTAATTTTAACACTGTCTAATATTGGCATCGTGTATTTTGATGATAACGGTGTCCACCCATTGCCCCATCCGCCATATCCGCCAGTAGGATCTAGATAATAGTATCCTGTGGCAATACGTTTAGTGATTACATTATTACCGTCTCTATATGTGAATGTATCAGTGTCCCAATTAAAATGTTGTACAACGTCACCAATATTATCAATATTAAGAAATGTTAATTTAATTCCTAATTCAGGATCCGGTATGCCATTGGGGTTAACCTTATAGCCAACAATCTCAGATCCAGCAAATGTAGAATCTGGATACTTAGTAGTATCTGAAAAACTTACTTCATCTTCATCATATACATCAAATAACGGAGGTTGATTTACTTTAGTTTTTTCTTGACTCTTAACCCAGGCGGTTCCATTGAAGTGGAACATTAGTCCTTGATTATTTGTTCCACGACGTATTAATACACATTCACCTTCTTTAGAAACAGTGTCTTCTGTTTCAGCTAAATGGATTTGGTTCTTGCCGTTGTGTACTATAAATTGTATTTCATATATTTTGTTATTGGTTAGATCGTCTGTGTCTGCAACTACTAAAAGCCTTGCACCTTCAAACAATTCTTCACCGTCGACACTATAGCCTGCACTACCTTCAATTTTGGAAAGTATATCGTCAGTATAGGTGTCGATGTAGTCAACAGTTTCTTTGGCAATTCTTCCATGATTGAATAGTTGTATACCTGGTAGAAATTCATAAATTGGTCGTTTCGCTCTTGCCTCTTCTGGTGCTGTAAATTCTTGTCCTCGCAAACCGTAGGCATAATCTAATACAGCTCGATGAAACCAACGATTATATCTGGTCCAAGGATTGAGATCAATACTATCACGACTGATTACAAGATAATCTTTTTCTGATGGATAGGCCGTAGCATCATCAAATGGTCCGGTATCAAATCCACCATCATCAAATGTTACTTCGGGTACGACTTTGGATAATCTTGGAATTACCAGATCGTCCCAATTGACCACATTGATTTTAGCACCAACGTTTTCAATTACATATCGACCTTTAGCATATTTTGCAGGAGTTACATTACCTTTGAATTCAACAATAAGACCCGTGGTAAATTTAACACCATTACCACTAGTATACGTTGCCTTGCCAATAATTTCTTTTTCAACATCTACAAATGTGTTGGCTTCAATATCTGCGATAATAATACGACCAAATCTATCAGGAGTAACTTTACTTTGATAATAGAGTACATCGGGAGCATTATATGGAACTGTAAAATCCATAAATCCATTTTCTACACCGTTGTTGGTTACTCCATCATTATAGTCTAAAACTGAAGTAGATGTAGCAATCTCTACAAATTCCCAATCTTGGCTATCTGCATCGATACTACTTCCATCACCGGGAGCAACAAATACTTTGGCTTTCCAAAGTTTATTGTCATATACCGCCAATTCTCCTGGCTGATACGCTCTATTTGGGTTTAACAATAGGGATCCTGTATCATAATTTGATCTAATTACAAATCCTTCTTGAGGACAGATAACTCTAAATTTGTAGGTTGCTCCTCTATAGAAAGTTAATGTGGGATTATTAATATAACTAGCATTAGTATAATTAGGAGAGAAAATATAAGAATTGCCAGTAGCTCCTAATGTTACTTGGTATTGGGTGACTATTTTATCAGATTGCCCAAATACGTCAACAGGAGGAGGACCTTCTGGTATCCAATAGCATTCTAGAAAGTTTACATATTTGTCGCAGTGTTTTGGTGGATTCCATGCAAAGTGTTCTTGTGCTGTGGTTAGATCATCACGTTCTACATTGTTACCAAAAAACTTTAATTGATTTTTGAAATCGATATAATCGTAAAATTTTTCTACGTTGCCGTTGTTATCTTTAATAACTACACCAGGTTCGAGCTGATATCTACTTCTTAGTGTTTCGTCAGAGTCTAGATAAACATCAGTACCGCCATAAGTTTTACCAAATCTACGACCTACATATCCAACTATCTTTTCAAGAACACCAGGTTGAACTAATGGATCAACAACTGCCGACATAAACTTGTCGTTAGACTCTGATCTAAAAGTTGCCGGTAATAGGTCAACCGTTTTTCTTATTGGTAACCCACTCTTAGGGAATTTATCATTTGCCATATTATGTTGTCGTTACTATGCTGGTTGCGGAAGCTCTAACTTCTGATGCAGTTATCGCGGATACTATTTCTATGTCGTCTACCGTTGCACCACTGATTAATAATTGATCAGGAGTACTTTGTATTTCAAATAAACTACCAAACTCCTGACTTGATTGCCTAGGAACAATAATAAGATTACTAATATCCGGTGCTGTCTGATTTAAAATATATGTGATCAATTCACTGATATAGAATCTATCACCAAAGTCCCAATTATTAATATCAAAAAATTCATTAATGGCTGAAACAATTCTAACTTTCAAATCGTTATCATTAATAGATTGTGTTGGATTTTTAACTACTTTAAATTGTGCTCTTAACTTCTCTTCAGCTACTGATCCAAACAATACTTTATATTTCACCGGATGATATATGATTTCATCGCTGATTGCTTTAATAGCGTCAAGTGTAGTGCCAAATGTGATTCTCAGGTTATCACTGGATGGCGCAGTTGGTTCAACCAAAGTACCTCCGGCCAAGTATACTCTGTAAGCTTCATCGTAACTTCTTGTTAATAGGTATATATCAATGATATTACTTACACTTGGATCTATTCTTCGATCTACATTAGCGTTGTGAGTGTATTGGAATTTTAATGCATCTCTACCTATAACACCTTTATACTCTGTTTCTAGATCTAAAGTATTTGTAGTTTTGTTTACCCTCTTAACTCTATCTTCATTAACATCATAGAAATATATTAATTGTCCGTTTTCTTCATCGTTAATGTTTACTTGAGATTCTAACTGATATATTTTAACTGTATCACTATCAATTAATCTAGTGATTGTTTCTCCTGTTGTATCTGTAATACTTTGGAAGAATAGATAATTTAAATCTGTATCCTCACCCACGATCTGTTCAAAAGATTCTGGATTATCAACCACACCGTCGTCGTCTGTATCAGAGAATGCAACTTCAATCTCAACAGAACTTTCGTACCCATCTTCAAATTTAATTGTATCGTAAATTTCAAATGAAAATTCATTTCTTAAAAGATTTACACCGTCGGCGGCTGTGTTAATGCCTAATACCTTGACATGGTCTTTGACCACTTTGCCTAATTGATCGTTATATTGCTTTTCAGCACTATCGAAATAAAATCTGTTTTGTTCTACACTACCAAATCTATAACTTAATTTTCGTATTCTTACAACATATTGATCAACTTCTTTAATGAACGCAACTGTCCATGATGAGTCAAGATTAACATTACTAGTATCGCCTTCTTTACCAAGACTGAACGAGTCTGTTAGATTAAGGTTAGATGCTGTGATAATATTCCAAGATGCTGTAACTACATCATAGCGCAATCCAAAATTTAAATTCTGTAGTATTTGATTAACAATTTCAGTTTCAAGTGCTGGTGGCAAATCTGTTACAAATTTAGGAATAATTCGTTTAGCTATAGCACCGCTTGGTACCGTATCATTAAATGTTACAGGACCTAATCCGCTAGTTAACGCACCTCTTCCTGCGTTAGTACCGTCACCAACTACCTTAATAACTTTGGTCCAGATTCGATCTGTTTGACCGGCGTCTGTTGGGCTAGCAACAACCAATGCTCCTTTCTTAAACGCATATCCTGTTGGGGGGACAAATTTAATTAATGCCCCAAATGAGAGATATTTTAAAGGGCTGGTAGAATACGATCCTACTTTTAATAAAGTATTGTCAACAATATTTTTAAAATAACCGGTAGTTATATTAACGTCTGATGTGCTTTGTTGCCATACAGAGTTTTCATCTGTAAAGAATACCTTATCAAATTTTGTAAGATAAAAATTGTAAACATCCTTTTCAGTGAATACCGGTTCTATAATATTTCTAATAGTATTAACTACGTCAACTCTGCTACTGTATTTGAAATTGATCTGCGATTCTATTTCTTCTTTATAGACAAAGCCGTCGTCGGCAAAAATGTTCACACTAGAATATTTTCCACTGGCATCAATAATTTCAAAGTTACGACTAATGCCGCTTGATGTTCTATTAACTGCTTTTATTTTTAAAATATTTTGTGAGCTTGCCAACGGTGCAAGATTGTAATCTTCACCTGTAATCATTCTATTCTGTGTATAATATTGTGCCGGGGCATTTATACGAATTGTGTCAATATCTTCAGTTGCAGCACTAGAAGCTACTGTTGCTTGTAATGCTAACCCGATAGTGATTGTTTGTTCTGTTCCAGATTTATTAACGTATGGAACGGAAATATTAATGCCACGTAGTTCGTTTGGGGCGATAGTATATGATAAACCATTACTTACTCTATAATAAACACGGAAACTCCCTTGTGGTAAATTACCATAAACGCCATCAGCAAATACTAGATCAATTCGATCATCTTCTTCTGTTTGTACAGCAAAAATATTTCTAATATCCTGTGATAAACTGTTGTAAGCGATGTTATTACCAATAAGATTTGACACCTTAGTCCATTGGTCTTGTTGTGTTCCAGATGAGCCCACTTTAAATAACCACACGTCATCATTATTAATATTTGTACTGTCTACAGATACTTTTTCATTAGTTGTTGGAACAGTAATACTGAAGTCGGCAAGTTCTAACGATCCTTGCTTGAACATCAAATAAAATCCTGTGTTTGGTGATCCTGGACCGCTGCCATCATTTCTATAAACAAATCCTAACTGGTTTCCTGGCACAGGTGGTTCTTCGTATATAGATTCACTACTTTTGAATGATGTTGAAACTATCTCAAATACCATTCCTCGACCGGCAACAGTTTTACTGAATGTATAGATTGGAACATCTTGTGATATTGTTCGAAATCTATATTGTTCTGTGGGAATTCCTTGTATGATAGCATTACCTTGACTGCGACCAAATTCTGTATTATCTGCCATTGCAGAATTTAATACTGTAAGAAATTGCTCTAACCAGTTTGTGTTAGTTGGGTCATTCCATTGGATTACTTGGTTAGCTAAATTTTTTCCGTTGCTATCTATTAAAGATTCTGTTGTTGATATTGTAGAAAATTTAAGTAGACCACTAGCTGACACATTACGTTTAGCATTGTAACTTAACATACGAGCTAGACGTAATACAGATTCTTTACGTTCTGCTAATTCTAAAAAGTTTTCTCTTGACGCTAGATCTAAACGGAAGGCTAAACTTTGACCCAAGAAAGAAATAGCATCAATGAGTGCCATGTATTCTGATGATTCAATATAGTCGTTAAAATCTTCAGGATAATTTTCTCTTAGATATGATATAATTACTCGACGTAGATTTTCAAAATCGTATGATTTAAAATCAGCATTTTTAAATGTCTGATAGATACGTGTCCAATCTTCGTTGAGTATTAGGTTATTTTGTCTACTTGTAGTGGTCATTTGTTATTTCCTATATCATATTTATCAAGCAAAATAAAGTGCTTAGTTTATGATAGAATTGTCTTTATCAAAGTCAAACGTCATACGTTCATTAATATTGAACGGTATGTAAGTAATGTTGGCTTCAATCCTTATACCTTGATCAGTGCTATCAACTTGAACCTCATTTACTATGATTCTTGGATCATAATTAATAATTTCTTCAACGTCTTTAGCAATAATATTTTTAACATCTTCTGTAAACTGTTCAAAAATCATGTCCCAGATTACTGTGCCAAACTCCGGGTTTTCTAATTTTTCACCCTTGCGAATATAGAAATGGTTGATCAAATCTTGTTTCACTAGATCAATATCATAAAGTTTATAGTTACGATTAACTTCTTTAGAACTAAATCCTTTATAGGTAAAAACTCCGCCTTTATCGCCAACAGATGCTTTGTTTACTGCTACGACTTTTTGATTGTAAAGTTTATTGGCCATATGTCACTCCTAGATTTCTCTATCTGTATTTGTTGGTGTTAAAAATTGAGGGGTTTGATTTTCATGCAGAACCCAAGGTTCGTGCATTGGAATACGTTTCATAATGCTGGCAATATTTCCACCCTGATATTTGGCATCCCAACCATTTTGTGTGCTGGTACTTGGATTAGCATGTAGATTTAGCGGAGTTATTTCAACTGCTTGAACTGCTGCTTGTGCTAACGGTCCGTTCATATCGATCCTGGCTGCAGATTCAGTATGATTACCGCCGCTGCGTATATCTGTATTTCCGCTGGCTGTAAATCTATTATAGCCGCCGCTGCCTAAATCAAAATTTTCTGAAGTGGTGATTTTTGTATTACCGCCAACTACATGTTCACAATCTTTACCAACTGTAATTTTATTATTTTGTCCTACAGTAACTTTCCAGTCTGTGGCAACATCCATATGAAGTCGACCAATTTCTGATCTTATGTTGATATTTCGACCAGCTTCCAAATTGATATCTCTATTGGCTTTGATGTTCAAATCATTCTCTGTATGAATGCTAATGCTGTCTTGAGCATAGATATCAATCTTGCCGTTTGACGTTAATTCAATCCATGTTGTTCCTTTAGCATTTCCAATATAAATTAAATCTTCTGAATTGTGCATCAATATCTGATGTCCGGTTCTAGTTCTTACACGGAAATATTCATTATATGGAATCGTTGGATCACCTTGAGAAGGTTTATCTTTTTCAGCGATTACGTCTATGTATTTTACTGGCCCTGCACCTGCAGATGTTTCTCTACGATATCTATCATCGCCGTCGTCCATAACTAAGGTTGTTCCACCTAATCGACTTACCGGAACCGGAGAAGGCGACGGACTTTGTAAAGTTCCTACCTTAGCTTTTTTAGCACCCTGTCTTCTATCAAGAGGTCCTGGCGTTGAAATACCAAATACCATACTCGGTGCTTCTCGTCTACTGCTCGATGTTGTAACCCCTCGAACATCATCCTCTAATAGCCCTTGCTCTAAAAATTTTTCAGCAATAGGGTGTAGTGGTTTTTTAATTTTGTCAACGTCACTATTTTGTTCTTTCTGATTTAATCGTCTATTAACTTCTGCCACTGGTAATGGCATTTTTAAGCCTGTTGCTTTATTTGGCCAATTTAATTTTTGTTTATCTGCACTATCTAGATCAACTTCTGTTGATCCTGCAAGAGCAGGAACCATATGGTTAGCAAATCTACTAGGAACACAGGCTATCCAATAGCCTTGGCTTGGATCTCCGTCTATGAAAACCACAAGAACGTTAACACCAACATCTGGCGGAACCATCCACATACCATAACTTTTTTGTGTATCATTAAAAGCATCAATTGTGCTAGCACCAGCAACCCCTTGTTGATTTAGTGCCTGTTCGCCTTGTGTACGCTGGGTGGTCGCTGTATTTTGACCCATAAATTCAAATCCAGTATATCCAAAGAATGGACTTGCGCAGCGAACAATATATGTCTGTGTATCATCACTGGCGATATTTGCTTGATGTCTTAAAAGAGTAACCTCAAGACTACCCATAAATGTTGGATCAAGATGGCTGACAATTCTAGCAAGAAATGGGCCATTTCCTATGTTTCTCTGTTCTGATATGTTTGACGGGGTGCGTTTATATTCTGCCATTATGTAGATCTCAATATGCTAGGAAAGGTTTCATCAATAGGAGAAGTTTTAGTTGTTTCTTCTTCTGCAATAGTAACAGATAGAGCGCCTTGTTTAGTAGATTTGATATTTTTAAGACCTGCTGGATTATCAGCGTAGTCAAGTGCTTGACCTTGCATTCTCAAGCATTTAATCTTTTGTTTAAATAAGCCATCATTAAACTGGCTTTCACAGTTAACTACCCTATATATCCCACTAAACGGACTTACTTTAGGAAAATCAAACAAGCCTGTTGTTTCACTAATATCTGTTGGTGTTTTAAATGTTACATAGATATAAACTTCGCCACTTTCATAATTCATTGTACCGTCTTCTGTAATCTGACTGGTTGAGGATGCACTAGCGGCAAAATAATTTGATAGTCCACTATCTACTATCCAATAAGGATCACCTAAAATTTCTAAATCTACAGTAATCATATCTGCACTTGATCCTTCAATAAATGCCTTATGGAATTGTTCTGCAACCATCTGTTCTGTAGTTCTATCACCAGACCCACCAGGCGGAGCGTCTAATAAACTAGGATCTCGTTTTACTCGACTTCTACCAAGAGTAGCAGTTTGCGCTTCTGGGGCGGTACCTTGATTATTCTTTGTTGTCATAGCTGGGTCGGCCGCTACCCCTTTTTGATCTTGATTAGATACTTGAGCACTTTTATTTTCTGCACTCGGTGAACTTCCTGTGTAGAATAGATTATTAATATTAATATCAAACTTAAGAACATCTAAGTTTTGTCCTGAATAGATATATTCATATGCTTTAGCTATTTCTTTCTTAATGCCTTGATGTCCGATAACAGCAGCATTAGGATTTGTGAACACTGAATGATGGACTAGGAAAGGTACAACTCTATAGGTTATTTTTCTAGCATAATCTCCAACTTCAGGATCGTATTTTAGTAGTTCTATCTGCACATCTAGTCTAAACCATTTGATAAATCCATCGACCATATTATCTGTTTCCATTGCCTTTTTAGCATAGTCAGAACTTAATATTATTCTATTAATCATTGCTGTGAGAGATTGTCCTTTACCAAATTGAAACGCTCTCTTGTTAGGATCAATAGTCATCCCATCTCTGTTAATTATACCTGTTTTTTCATCGCGCTGGTCACTTTCTTTTTTCATAACGAAGTTACCGCCGCTACTTTGTGTAAACCCTAGACTGGCTGTGCCTATATCATTACCTTTAAACCCTAGTTTAGCCTGTGCTAATTTTGTTCTTAATATTGATGGGACAATGTCGCCCTGGATCGTTACATCAGGAGGAGCATTAGGATCTACAACCGCAGCGTTTGCCTGTGGGGGTTTAGTAGTGCTGACGAAATCGCTAGAGTTTTGAGGAAATTGTATATCGTATACATCAGGATATCCTATCTTTTGCTCGTCAACCATATTCTGTTCGATTTTATTCAACACAGCAACAAGGCTTTCGGGACTATTGACTAGAACGTCTTCTACCGTTCCTTCTGTTGATGCAACTATTTTCAAATCATTGTAGGTTACATTAACCGTATCAGTAAACCCTTGATGATTGTAAGGTATAGCTTCTACTTTATATTGACTGCCTGCTTCTGTTACTTGGAATTTAACTGATGTAAATTTCATCGTAAAGAATTTAGGTTTAATAGAAGTTAGAATAGTACCATCTTCTTTATATCCATTAAAATCCAATCTTAAAAGATATGGGCAATTCTCCATATAATTTAAATATCCGGCATTTAGAGCCGCCGCCTGCATGCTCTGTAATAACAGTCCCATGCTGTATGGCTCGTAGATATCAAATTCAAATTTAAAAGCATTAGAGTTGCCGGTTTTACTACCGGCGGCAATGATCGATTTCATCATGAAATTGTTTACGAAATACTCAGGTGTTCCAAATAAGGTACTTTGGCGCTGACTGTCAAATCTACCTCCTGAAGAAAAAATCACATTTTTTAAATCGCCGGTGCTGTTTCTATATGATCTAGGATCATTAAATTGGGCGGGGGTTAGACATGCCAGTGTCCATAGCGGAGTCATAGAAGCAAATTCTTCTAACGGGTTTTTTACTATGCTAGGTAAATTAGTATTTTGAGGATTAGGAATATTGGGGTTTTGTTCTACGTTACTAACCCCGTTTTTAAGAAAGTCAGCAGCCCTGGGAACAGTAAGATCTGTAGCTCTAGTTGCTATTCCTGTTGGAATTATATTAGAAATTGTATCTTCAAGAATTCTTCCACCATCTGGTCTTACTAAATCTGTAATTCCTCTACCAAGATCTCTTAATGCCATTTTAGACTCCTAAGAATTTCTGTAGATTACTCTTCTTAGGAAGATATATCGTTACCCCTGGTTCAAAATCATATATAGGATCTTTGATCACGCTCATGTTTCTTTGAACAAATACCCACCATAATTTTGGATTACCATATAGGTCGTAGGCAAGTAAATCTGGTCTATGTTTGTAATGACTTTCAATAGTATATCTGAAGTCATCTGCCTCAGCAGGCACAGATCTAATTTCTAAAAGTTCTAGATATAGATTATTAGTTGGTGTATTCACCCAAGGGCTTGATTTAGTATATGTTGCCATTAAATGTATCCTACTCCGCCGGATGTTTTTCCTCTTGAGTAATCTTGGAGGCTAAATTTACGCATTCTAGATCTATTGTATACTGGTGTAACTGTTACAGATATGGTGCTTATTACCGGTACCCATGTATTAGTTCCAAATGTATTACATTTTATGTAATTAACATCTTCTTTAAGGTCTACTGAAAAGGTTTTAACAATCACCGGAACTTTATCAAATATACTTGATCCGTATCCTGTTAGGTTACAGACTATTGGAGGATTACCAGCATTATCTCCTTGTCCAAAGAACATTTTTGTTGCTGTTTTAAAAAATGTAGTAGCGGCAATCCAATACGCTGCGTCTGTTTCAGTTTCACATGTGAATTCACCCGAGATAGTGATGTCATCAATTACACTACTCTTATATGCTTGATAAGCATAATTGCTGTGTGTAGGACTAATTGCATTGTATTCTGCTTTAGTTGATACTGTTACGTTTGGTGTGTATGGCCAAACAACTCCACCTGTATTTTCTAATAATTTAAACAACGGGCTGTTAAAAATATTCCATTGGCAGGTTATTCGTACACGCCAATCGTTTTTGGCTCCTGGTTGAAGTTGTATTGCCTGTCCTCGTTGTGCAAATAATTCTCCACCGGCCGGTAAATTAGCACCACGTTTTAGGCTTAAAATGTTATTAAGTATTCCTGCAGATTTTGAGATATTGCCAGCTAGACTTTGTAAACCGCCTGCTAAATTGCCACCGGTTAATTTATTGAGCGTTCCAGAAATATCTGCTGTGATATTACTAGTGGCTCCTGTTATCCCTTGTAAACTGCTGATCGCGCCTCCTACTGTTGTTGAAGCAACATTACCAATACCGCCTAAGGCTGTTCCTGCACCTGCTACTAAGCTCTGAGCTCCGGAAATGTTTAATCCGCCTATCGACGGCAATGTTCCAGTTAACCCATTCAGTGTACTACCAATGCCTCCGCTTAATCTTGATATTGTACCGTCAAGATTGGCTTTAGAAATAGCATCTCCAATCTGAGGTAATGCGGCATTTGCTTCGTTAGTAGCTCTGGATATTGCTTCAGACGACTGTGTTATTAGCTGTGCTAATGGATTAATTGATAATGCCATTTTGAGTAAATATTCTCCGTTATACTCTATTTATTTCTATAAAAATGTGCTATTATATTAAGTAATAGGAGAATCATATCAATGTCACTAGTACCTAAAATAAAATACCTAACCAACAAAGATCTGTTAAAAGAGATCCACAGAAGCAAAAATACTTACTGTTCTTTTTTGGACAAATCATATTCAAACTACGATTTAATCGTAAGTAGCCTTGAAAAACTTAATGTAAGAACTATAGCAGAAGCCAAAAGAAACCGTGCCTCTAGGCTATCTAAAGAAGCACACGAGGCTGCTATGATAGCTGGTGGGAAGAAAATTCCTGCAAAAGAATTTGAAATTGATTACAAAAAAATGCAAAAAGAGGACTTAGTATTCCGTATCATGTCATTCGAGCATGTTCCTCTAGCACCTGGTCGTAAAAAGACTTTAAAAAATGTTGCTGACAGCCACGAAAAAGTCAACTTTCCTCCATTCCAACATTGGAAGTTTGATGAAAAAGGCAACTTAATATGTGTAGGCAAAAGCCACTGGAAAGGCCCGCTAGACACTGGGGAGTTCAATAAAGAACACGGGCAGATGACCGATAACCTAGCTCGTATGTTTTTAAAATTATGTGAGCGATATGCGACTCGGGGTAATGTCCGTGGATATACATACAATGACGAGATGAAGGGTCAGGCTATTTTACAATTAACACAAATAGGACTACAATTTGATGAAAGTAAATCTGATAATCCTTTTGCTTACTATACTGCTGCTGTTACCAATAGTTTTGTACGTATCATCAACATTGAAAAACGTAACCAAAATATTAGAGACGACATCCTCGAAATGAATGGCATGACTCCTAGTTGGACTCGACAAAATTCAGGTACAAGCACAGGCACAGGACCTACTGTTGGTTTACCAAAAACTGGCGAAGGTAGTGACTTCGATTGATCTTTAACTTAAGAGATATTAAAATAAAACTATGAGTCTATTCAAAAAAGTAGCCTGTTTTACTGACATCCATTTTGGATTGAAGACTGGCAGCAGAGTGCATAATCATGATTGCGAAGAATTTGTCAATTGGTTTTGTGAAACTGCAAAAGCACAAGGATGTGAAACAGCAATCTTCCTAGGTGATTGGCATCATAATCGTAGTACTACAGACGTGAGTACTATGAACTATACAGTTTCTAATCTAGAGAAGTTGAGTCAATCATTTGAAAAAGTATATTTCATCTTAGGTAATCACGACTTGTTTTACAAAGACAAACGCGAAATCAATAGTATTGAGTTCATGAGATTGTTTCCAAACATTGTTCCTATTAGAGAAACACTCACAGAAGGCGATGTAACTATTATGCCGTGGTTAATAGGTGACGAGTGGAAACAGGTTCCTAAAATCCAAAGTCGATATGTGTTTGGACATTTAGAGTTACCGCTATTCTATATGAATGCTATGATACAGATGCCAGATCACGGACAGTTACAAGGTGATCACTTTGTAAATCAAGAGTATGTGTTCAGTGGTCACTTCCATAAGCGTCAGACTAAAGGTAATATTACCTATATCGGTAATGCTTTCCCACACAACTATGCAGACGCAGGCGATGACGACCGCGGTATGATGATTCTAGAGTGGGGTGGTAAACCAGAATATCACACATGGCCAGATCAACCCGTGTATCGTACATTCAAGTTAAGTCAGATCATTGATAATCCAGAAGGATTGTTAAAGACTAAAATGCACGCCAGAGTTACTATTGACTTGCCAATTAGTTTTGAAGAAGCAAACTTTATTAAAGAAACATTCATGCCGCAGTATGACTTGCGCGAATTAATGTTAATACCAGAAAAAGTACAGGTTGACAGTCAGGCAACTCCTATCGATATTACTTTTGAAAGTGTTGATACTATTGTTATGAATCAAATACAAGCAATCGAAAGTGATACTTACGACAAAGCATTACTATTGGATATCTATAATAATCTATGACAATCAAGATAAAAAATTTAACCGTTAAAAACTTTATGAGCGTGGGTAATCAGACTCAGGCCATAGATTTTGATCGCGGACAACTTACTTTGGTACTAGGCGAGAACTTAGACTTGGGTGGGGATGACAGCGGTGCTCGTAATGGTACTGGTAAAACAACTATTATCAACGGTCTCAGCTATGCCATCTACGGTACAGCATTAACAAATATTAAAAAAGACAATCTTGTAAACAAGATCAACGGCAAGGGTATGTTGGTCACTGTGACCTTTGATAAGGATGGACAAGAATATCATATCGAGCGTGGACGTAAACCTAATCTACTGAAATTTAGTATTAATGGTCAAGAACAAGACCTTGAAGATCTTGACGAGTCACAAGGTGATAGTCGAGAAACACAAAAAGCGATCGAAGAGATGATTGGTATGAGTCACGAAATGTTTAAACATCTCGTGGCATTAAACACATATACCGAACCATTCTTGGCATTAAAGCCTAACGATCAACGATCTATCATTGAACAACTGTTAGGTATTACCTTACTCTCTGAAAAGGCAGAAGCACTTAAAGAACAACTGCGTTTAACCAAGGACGATATCTCAACAGAAAACACTCGTATTGACACTGTCAAAGCTAGTAATGAACGCATACAACAGAGTATTGATTCTCTGATACGCAAACAACAGATGTGGGATGAAAGCAAGGTAAAAAATATTGATGAACTTAATCGTGGTATTTTAGGATTAAGCAATATTAACATAGACGAAGAGATCGCCGCACACAAATTATTAGTAGAATATAATACCAAGAAGAAAGACCTACAGGATTTGGACAAAGCCATTGCTCGTGCTGATCTTGATCAAGTGCGTGAGCAAAAAGACATTGATAAACTAGAAAAAGAAATTACAGATCTCAAAGATCACAAATGTTATGCCTGTGGTCAAGACTTACACGACAGTAAACATGAAGAAGTGTTAGCTACCAAGGAGTCTGCTAAACAAGAAGCGTCTGCTCAGTGGTTAGTGACCAATACGCACCTAGTTGATCTTAAAGATGCCAGGGTTATATTGGGTGATTTGGGGAACTCTCCTAGGACTATATATGATACGCTCGAAGAAGCATTAAATCATCGAAGCACAGTCGAGGGTCTAGAGAAAGAGTTGGCTGCTAAACAAGCAGAGATTAATCCGTACCTTGAACAAATAGATGATTTAACAAATAGTGCTGTACAAGAAATCACATGGGATCATGTAAATGATCTTATGAGGGTTAAAGATCATCAAGAATTCTTATACAAATTACTAACAAACAAAGATTCATTTGTGCGTAAACGTATTATTGATCAGAACTTAGCATTCTTAAATCAACGATTAACCTATTATTTGGACAAGATTGGATTACCGCACATTGTAGAATTCCAAAATGATCTAACAGTTATCATTACACAGTTAGGACAAGACTTAGACTTTGATAATCTAAGCCGAGGCGAACGCAATAGATTAATATTATCTATGAGTTGGGCATTCCGAGATGTTTGGGAGAATCTATATCACAGCATCAACTTACTGTTTATTGATGAGTTGGTAGACTCTGGCATGGATTCCAGTGGTGTTGAATCAAGTATCGCTGTGTTAAAACACATGACACGTGAGCGTGATAAGAATGTATTCTTAATTAGTCATCGTGATGACTTGACCAGTCGTGTAAATCACGTGTTAAAAGTTATTAAAGAGAATGGCTTTACCAGTTATTCCAACGATGTTGACATTATAGAATGACCACAGATTCCCATGACAAAATGATTGAAGCGTTTCAGCAATATTTTAAATGGCAGGAACGTTTTGAATACAAAGGCTCTGACGAAGCAGGCATTAAGGCACGCTATTGGCTATCAGAAATACGCAACGAGGCAAGTAAAAGGCGAACAGAAATACAGACAAAACGTGAAGAAAGAAAGCTAGCCAGAAAAGGCAAACTAGGGAGACCACCAAAGATAACTAGTTGATGTCGTGGTATTACGAAAATCAATTAGTTGAGGAACTTCCTGAAGATTGTGTAGGATTTGTTTACATAATCACTAATCTCACCTCAAATCGCAAGTACATAGGCAAAAAATTAGCAAAATTCAGACGCACTACTTATAGAGTTCATAAACTAAAAAACGGCACAAAAAAGAAAAAGAAGGTTCGCAGCAAAGTTAATTCAGATTGGCAAACATATTATGGTTCCAGTCCTGAACTTACCAAAGATGTTGAACTGTTAGGCATAGATAACTTCAAAAGAGAGATACTGTTTTACTGTCAAAGCAAAGCAGAATGCTCATACACAGAGGCTCGCGAGCAATTCGCACGTAAAGTACTAGAATCTGATGATTGGTATAACGGACACATCCAGGTTCGTGTACACGGCTCTCACATAATCAAGAAATTTCAGGCAAGTAACAAAACAGTATAAGACTAGCACAGGTTAATAACGTGTGCCTATGACAACTCGATAAAAAGAGGGACGGAAGACTTGGCGCTGTACCAAGCACTCAGCAAGTATCCTTAACAGGACCATGATCAGATATGCCTTCATACAACTGGTTTTGCTGTTTAAAAAGAATTTAAAGGCTAAAAGAAGGTTATTAACCTACGGTTATTATATGGGATAGCATCTGTATAGTAATCCGCCGTCGTATTAAGACGCAACTCGTGGTACCGGACGACCGCCACTGTAATGTTGTAATGCTATTGTGTACTGTGTAACTCAGATAATGTACATTTTCTTAGCCCGCTCAGGGCTAAGTGTGACTGAATAATCTAGATAATGCTAAAATGCTTCGCATTTATAGTGATATCACAAATATATCATATCTTTCACAACTTAGATAATTCAAGAAGAAAGAAAAGTGCTTCGAGCGCGAAGCGCGAAAAAGCAAACGAGCTTTAGCTCGTTGTAGCGGTAATTAAGAATAAATATCTCTTATACAATGTGGAATAATTGTCAATGAAAATCTCAGATATACTATTGGAATCAACACAAGTACAAGAAGCACCTATGGGCATGTTATCTAAATTAGGTAACAAGGCGTTGTCTAAACTAGGCAGTGGCGCAGCACAGGGCAAGTTAGAAACAGGTGACCATGCCAATCAACTTAAAAAAGAATTCCAACGCTATCTAGGACGTACTGGTGGTACTGCTGAAGTGGACGCTGTGTTGGCCTTTTTAAAATCCAAAGGTA